AAGTGAAGTTTGGCCAAAAGGAGATAAATAATGAGCAGTGAGAAAAATGGCGAACTGAACAAAGATGAACTGGAGATCCGCCGTTTAGGCCCGTCGGATCTGGAAGCAGTGCTGGAAATTGAAAACTGCAGTTTTAGCTTGCCTTGGAGCCGGGAAGCCTATGAAAATGAGCTTACCCGCGACCATTTGGCCCATTTTATCGGCTGCTTTTGCCAGGGACGGCTGCTGGCTTTTGCCGGCTATTGGTTGCTTTTGGATGAGGGCCATATTGCAAATGTAGCGGTACACCCCGATTTTCGCCGCCGGGGCTTGGGTGAATTGATTATGGTTCACCTGATAACTTTGTGCAAAAGCCAAGGCGGGCGCAAAATGACATTGGAGGTACGCAGGAGTAATGCTTCGGCCCGGAATATCTATAAGCGGCTGGGCTTTGAGGAGGCGGGTTTTCGCCCCGCTTATTATTCGGATAATAATGAAGATGCCATGATTATGTGGGCGGACATTGTCAATTGACAATTGACAATTGACAATGGACAATTGTTTGTTTGAAATGGAAAAACTGGAGGGCCGGACCCTGATGGCTGCCTTGATTTTTAGCAATGATGGCATCGTTTATAACATGTTGGTAGTAATATTGGTAATTTCATGGAAGGTAATTTATGGGTTCGAATATAAGTATTAACATATTGGGGATAGAGACCAGCTGTGATGAGACTGCGGCTGCGGTGGTTTGTAATGGATGTTTGGTGCGTTCTAATATTATTGCTTCGCAAATTGCCGTTCATCAGCCCTATGGCGGGGTCGTGCCGGAGATTGCTTCGCGTCAGCATTTAGAGGCTATTATACCTGTGGTGGAGCAGGCTCTGGCTGCGGCAGGCTGCTCTTTTGAGGAGATTGATGCCATTGCCGTGACAGAGGGGCCCGGGTTGGTGGGGGCGCTTTTGGTAGGTGTTTCCTATGCCAAGGCTTTAGCTCTGGCTATAAATAAACCCCTGCTGGGAGTGCATCATTGGCAGGGTCATTTGGCTGCGGTTTTTTTGGAGCATAGCCCGGAATATCCTTTTTTGGCCTTGCTGGTTTCCGGCAGCCACAGCGGTTTAGTAGAGGTTAAAAGCGATTCTTCCTCCCGTTTGCTGGGGCAAAGCCTGGACGATGCGGCAGGTGAGGCTTTTGATAAAATCGCCCGGGCCTTGGGCCTGGGTTATCCCGGAGGTCCGGCCCTGGAGCAGGCAGCCGAAGGGGGAAACAAGGATTATTATGCCTTTCCCCGGGCTTGGCTCTCGGAAGGGTCCTGGGATTTTAGTTTTAGCGGCTTAAAATCGGCAGTGCTGAATTATCTCAACCGCCGCAAAATGCTGGGTAATCCCTGCCAAAAAGAGGAAATCTGCCATCTGGCTGCCTCGGCTCAGGAGGCCATTGTGGAAGTGCTGGCAGTGAAGGCGGCAGCGGCTGCTAAAACCTTGGGCTATAATACCATTGTAGTGGCAGGGGGGGTAGCAGCCAATCAGCGCCTGCGCCGCTTGCTGCTGGAACGGGGTCCGGATTTGGCCATACTCTGGCCCTCGCAAATTTATTGCACGGATAATGCGGCAATGATAGCAGCGGCAGCTTATAGCCGCTTTTGCCGGGGGGAGAGGGATGATCTGGGCTTGAATGCCAACCCCAGATTGGGTTTTTATAAAGCTTGACAAAAATGATCCTTTGGCATATAATGTTTAATGCATCGAGGCGTGGCTCAGTTTGGTAGAGTACTGCGTTCGGGACGCAGGGGTCGCAGGTTCAAATCCTGTCGCCTCGACCATAACCTATAGATACGAACTTTTCACCCTTCATGGCGGCATCCACTTCCTGGAGGGTGATTATTCTATTATCACCGCTATAGTTGAAAGTTAGTTTTACATTGTCGTCATAGACAAAAACTGCATTAATAAAGGTTGATACCAGCCTTTTCTGTGCTTCTATGTCCTCAATGTCCAACTCACGGAAGCGTTTCAGGAAATATAGAATATGATCCTTGGTTAATAGTAGCCCGGTTTGAAGTTTGCTTCGCTCAATAGAGGCTAGAATCTGTCTCTTCTGCTCATCTAATTCAGACATACGCTTCTTGGTGTCTTCGTTAAAAATGCCGGCTTCTATGGCCCTAATTAGGTTACTCATGGCCGTTTCGGTTTCCTTGAGACCGGAAGCAAGAGCTTTAGTATAAGAGGTGTCAGTATTTGCTTCTGTGTAGTAATTGTAAGTATTCTCTGCAATAAAATCAAGCAGAATATCGTCAAAAAGCAATCTCTTGGTTTCATGGAGAACAATATCCTCTATCCAAGATTTGCGAATGATTTTTTTATCGCATTTCTTCTTGCGCTGATTATTGCAGGAATAATAGTTATGTTTGCGGCCGCTATGGCTTGTCCCGCTATAACCAGCCATATAAGCCCCGCATTTACCGCAAAAGAGCTTGTCAGTAAGTATGTAATCAATTTTTGCCCATGTGCGGGATGGTGCCCTTTTGTTCATTTTCATCATCTCCTGTACCCTTTTGAAAGTAGTCTCATCAATAATAGCTGGTACGCCGCCTTCTATACGTATTTCATCATTATAATTATAAATCCCAATATATTTTTCGTTTTTAAGAATAGAATCCAAACTATTGATAGTAAAAGGCTTATTTTTAAGTGTTCGGAAGCCTTGAGCATTAAGGATTTTGGCAACTTCTGCCCGGGTGGCGCCATTGGCGTATAGCTCGAAAATCTGACGAATAACTGGTGCATATTCCGGATCAATTATAAATTTTTTATCCGGCCCGGTAAGATAACCCAATGGCCGGTTGCCGCCAGTACTTTGGCACTTGGACGCGCTGACCCGCTGCCCGCGGCGAATGTTTTGAGATAGCTGCAAAGAGTAATACTCTGCCATGCCTTCTAAAATACTCTCCAGGATTACCCCTTCCGGTGTATCTGGAATATGTTCTGCAGTATAAGCAACCTTGACGTTATTTTTCTTGAGTTTATATTTATTTATGGCTATTTCTTCCTTGTTCCGTCCCATGCGATCGACCTTCCAAAGTATCAATACTTCTGCATGGATCCGTTCAACTTCCCTAAGCATCAGTTGAAACTGCTCACGGTCATCATTAGTGCCGGTCATTGCCCGATCAGCATATTCCTTAATAATGGTATAACCGTTAGCAGTAGCCCATCTATTTGCCTCGGTTCTCTGGCCTTCGATAGATTGCTCTCCCTGGCGGTGGCTGGAATAGCGATAATAGGCAATAGCCGGTCGAAAAGTTTCGTTTTGGGTTGATTGAGTCATAAAAAATCACCTCGTTTCAAGCTTCAATTTCCATTAAAGAAGGGAAGATTAGCTTGTCCCATAATTACTGTTCTCGCTTCCTTGGGACACCATGTGGGCGGTTTTTTTATTAAGCAGATTTAGAAAACCTTTCTAAGGCCTGGGTATTTTCTTCCAGCCTCAGATTAGTTGACTGGATCATTTCAGTATAACTTGCTATTCTAGTTAGTTGCTTGATTATTTCCGCAAAACCAATAAAAATTGTTCCGCTTATGAAACCTGCTACCCATGTAACAAGAAGCCCAGATTCGCTGATCGCAAGGCCACCTATAAAAGCACCTATGTAGGTTAGAATTCCGATCCAGGCAAGAGCGTTTGCCACTCCATTTTTTGGTTTTTGCATTGTTAATCCCCCTTATGAAAGTAGTTTTGGCAAATATTTGTCTCGTAAAATATGTAAGTATATGAGATTCTGAGGTGACATTTGATTTCTATAGGTTTCAATCTTTTTTAAATAGCGATTAATTGAGTCAGTCTGCCCCTTTTTTGTTTTTAGTTCCATTGCTTTTCTTTGTTCGTCTGTAGCAAAAGCTTTTAAAGTTATTAAAAGTCTTAATAGTGTTATTTAATGTTTCTATTGCAGCCTTTATTTCCTGCCGGGTCATTTCTTTATGTAGGTTAAGATTAGCTGCCTTTTTTGCACTGTCATATAGCCTCTCCTCAAACTCGCTTATTACAGAAGCGTGGCGCGCGGAAAAACTAAATGATAGATCTTCCTCATGCTCAGTTCTATGAAATTTAGGATTAGAATAATCGGGGTTTTTGATTTGAGTTTTTCGTGATTTTTTTCTTGATACACCTTTTGTAAATCCTGTTACTATACCTAAAAAAACTAGAAGGACAATAAGTGGACGCAATGGCTCAAAAAGGACACATATGAGCCCGAGGGTTATTAATATGCTAAATACTTTTTTCATGATAAAATATCCTTCTGTTTTCGCTTAAAATTTAGCTCTAAGCTCAGCAATTAACTAAGCACTGTAGCAGGCAATTTTCATCATTTAAATAACTAAAAATAATCAACCAGCTCTAGACTCAACGAATCCTCTAAATTGCTCATAAACGTTTTTCTCTATTGGGCTAAATTGAATATAACTATTCTTTCCATATGATTCGATTTTTTTAGCTCTATCCCTTGCTATATCAATTGGAATACTACAAGTGCTGGCTATCTCTTCAGCTGTACGCAAACCTAATCCCAACAGGACAGGGAAAGGTGCAAGAAGACGTTGCGCAAATATATTTGCTGCTTTTTCTATTCTTGGATCAGTAAGACTGAAAGTACGTGCCAGCATTCCATCTTTTAAAGGGTGCCCAAGGACAATATGGCCTACCTCATGTGCTATGGTAATTAATTTTGTTTCCGTATCAAGTTTATCGTCATATACAATAATGGGTTTGCCATTGCAAAATAGTGTTGCCCCAAGTTTACCACCCAATATAGCGCCTGCATCTTTATTGCGCATGATATTGATCTCATACTTGTTTGCAATTAAGAAAATGTCAACAGGTAATGATTTGACATTGCATTCAATTAATATCCTCTCTGTGGGGTTTTTTGAGTTTTCGTATTTCCCGTATACAGTATCCATGTAATCACCTCATGGGCTAGGTTGCCCATAAAATGATTATATATTATAGGTCTTCCATGCTAGTTACTGGTTTAGCTGTTTTAAGCAGGTGCAACTGCTCCTTAGAAAGTAAAATTGGCACTTCTTCTTCACCTTCCCAGGTATGGGCAATTTGGGGAAGGAATATTTTATCTTCCAGGTCAGCTAGACGGTTTTCGGAGTTCATAAGAACAAAAAGACTACCAAGAAATTGTTGTTGCTCCTCTGGTGATAAACTCCGGTAATCTATTATTATCCTTTTTTCTATATTAGTTAAATCATTTATGGTAATTTGATAATTAGCAAGGTTATCACCTATTGGCTTTCCTTTATTTGATTCCTGATGAGGTATTTTATGTCCTATATTTTTTATATAGCCCTGTTTTGGGGATTTATTATGCACATCATCATAAAAAAAATCAACTGGTACTCCAAGTTTTCTTGCATATTCATCAACTATTGTTATTTTTGGAGCTCTTTGATTTTTTTCATACCTACTTACAACCTGTTTAGATGTACCTAATTGTTTTGCAAATTCTTCTTGTGTCATATTCATTTCCTGGCGCAGTTTTTTTAGCTGCTGACCAAATATCATAATAAGCCACATCCTTTCCTTATAAGCATCACTCCAAGGATTAGTATAATACATCTTGTCACCAAAATCAAGACCTTTTTGTGCGTTTTTTTTACAAATTACCCCATAAATATACCATAATATTCCAAATAATAATGTCACCAAATGATTGACAAGCAGTTTAAATGGTGATATAATGTAATAAATCACCAAATGGGCAACAAAAAAAACACCAACAAAAGGAGCGAAATTAGATGGCTGAAAAGGTTAAGGCACTGCGAGGTATCATATATACAAAATTTGATAGCGAGGCCAATTGCGCAAAGGCTATGGGATGGCATAGGCAAAAGTTGAGTAAAATCACAAATGGCACTAAGATACCTGACTTATTCGAGTTGGAACAGCTTTCGAAAGCCTTAGATGTACCGCTATCACAGTTAGCTAAAATTTTTTTAACACAAAAGTCACCAATTGAGCAACCTGGTATATAACTGAAAAGCTCAGGTGAGGAAGGGAGGATCCCTATGATTCCACAAACTAACTCATGGAATGGAATAAAAATCAATACGGCAGCTATTCCCAGTATTGAAATGCGAATATTGTCTAATACGCTTATCAAGGCTGTGGAGCAGTTTTTCGAAACCCCAGAAAATCAGGCGGATTTTAAGAGATGGAAAAAAGAGAGAGCTAAGCCGGTGTAAGGCGGCCTGTGTAAGCCGGCAAGGTTGCGTTCGGGCTGAACACCCGGGAGGTCGGTTCAATTCCGGCGGCTTGCAAAATCTTCCCTTCTTAATTTTTACATATGTCCTATCCCGTCCGGCACAGTTGGTTCTCCCCACCTACTGGAGAGCCGGGCGGAGATAGGACAAACTTAGGAGGCTAATATGCATAAAAACGAAAAATATTTGACCCCCGCCGGCATAGCTACATTTTGCCTTATAATGCTCATAAGCATAGCTCTTGCGATTTTAGCTCTAACTTGTTTGGGGCTTCTTGGCAGCATTGCCTTGTATAGTACATATGCTGCTGATAACATAGATTTTTCCATCCCTTCCATTCCTGACAAGACAGTGGCAGGGCAGTTTTTTCTTCATACACCGCCATTCCCAGAGTTACGTCTGGGAATGGCGGATCCCTCCTTAGAATTTATCACCACTACCCCGGGTTTTTTTACTTTTTACCGGGGTAGTGGCACCCCCTCCTTTGATCAGGTAGTAAAAGCCACTCCGGATTTAGGAGAATATACCGAAGACCTACTCATATCACATAGAGACAAGCCTTATAACGAACCAAGTGAAGAAATAATTGAAGGTCTTGCCACCTGGTATTGCGCATGTGATGTCTGTAATGAGGGATGGGCTGGCACGACAGCCAACGGTGAATCATTGGAAGCTCTGGCGGTAGAATATAACATTTGCGGATGTAATTGGTTGCCGCTGAAATCCAAGATATTGATCAGGTTTGGCAGTGATGATTCCGCTTGGATCCCTTACTTGGTGGCTGATCGCGGCAGTTGGCAGTTTGATACTATTGGGCGGATCGATATATATGAACCAAGGGGCCATGACCAAGTTATGGCTAATGGCAGGCAATCAGTTGAAGTAGTTGTGGTGGAATGCCATGACTACTAAACCTATCCTTGACCCCTGTTGCGGTGGTAAAATGTTTTATTTCCAAAAGCAAAACCCGGCTGTTCTGTATTGCGATAACAGGGAACTTATAGCACTTAAAAACAGCAGAGGGCGCACATTGGAAATAAAACCAGATATTATACTTGATTTTAGAGATTTACCATTTGACGATGAAACTTTCTGGCACGTTGTTTTTGATCCGCCGCACTTAACCGATGCTGGAGAAACATCCTGGATGGTACGGTGTTATGGAAAACTACCAAAGGACTGGCAATCATATATAAAAGCCGGCTTTGATGAATGCTGGCGGGTATTAAAAACTAATGGGACTCTGGTCTTTAAATGGAGTGCTCACAATATCCAGCCAAGTGAGGTCATTAAAGTGATCGGCCGACAGCCGCTTTACGGACAGAGAGTGGCCAAGGGGACGCACTGGATGTGCTTTGTTAAATTGCAAGAAAGTGAGGAGGTGACTAATACTTAGAAAAGCGTAGTATAAAAAATTAAGAAAGTGAGGTTAAACAGTGAAAGGAACATTTTTGGTTACATACGACTATCTTGAAGAGTTGAATGCTTGTTCTGCTGGTTTAGAAGCATTCAAAGAGGAATATCCGAATGGGGCAGAATATCAGCAAATCCTTGATGCGTGTTGTGACAAAGGGCATACAGATTGGGCAATATGGCTTTTGAATCAGATTGGCCCAACAAATGATGTCCGTGAGTGCATTAAGGCAGTTAGCAACACATCCCTGGAAATTGTATTTGCCGGGAAACTAGTATTCAAAGCGGCGGCTAGTGTAAAAAGGCTAGTGGCCGGACGGGGCATTAAAGCCGGACGGGGCATTAAAGCCGGAGAGGGCATTGAAGCCGGAGAGGGCATTGAAGCCGGAGAGGGCATTGAAGCCGGATGGGGCATTGAAGCCGGATGGGGCATTGAAGCCGGACGGGGCATTAAAGCCGGAGAGGGCATTGAAGCCGGAGAGGGCATTGAAGCCGGTGCTGAGTTTGGTATTTTTGCTGGCCTGAAAGTCAAGTTATCTTTTTGGAGCAGAGAAGCAAGAGTAATAGCTAAAACAAAGCCTGAGAATCTTATCAGCGGGCATTGGGAGGAAAAATAAAGCCGCCTGTTCCGAGGCGACGGAAACAGACGGCAACCAGTAATATGTATACCCTTATTATAGAGGGTAGGAAAGGATTTGTCAATGATAAAATATCCAGTTAAAATTGATTCCCTTATCATGGAATATGAGCAGCTCAACGGAAAGATAGCAGATCCTAAATTCAAGGAGATACTAAAAGGATTGGCAACACTTGAAAATATAGCCTATGAGCAAGGTCTGAATGATGGGTGTTTGCGTGCTCTCTCTTTCGAGGAAAAAGAGTCGGCGGGGCATAGTTATCAAGATATTACTATCGCTTCTGAAATACACGAAATAGTAAGTGACTATTTCGTTGTGGAAGGGTTTAGCAAGGCTATGGGCAATATGGGAGTAGTTCCCGAGGACGCAAGCTGGGGTGAAAAAATATATAGTATAGCTCTTTGGTCTTTTAAACATGGCATAGAAGTGGGTATTGACCTGGACGCTAAACTCAAAAAGGAGGAGTATGCTAATGCCTGAACCTATAACTATAAGCCAGTTGCAAATCGAAAATGTTAAACGTGTCAAGGCTTTGAAATTAACCCCTGATAGCGCCGGTTTAACTGTTGTTGGTGGAAAAAATAACCAAGGGAAAACTTCTGTGCTGGATGCAATTGCCTGGACACTGGGAGGTAATAAATATAAGCCTTCAAATCCCAAGAATGACCAATCAGTAATTCCCCCGTTTTTGCATCTTGAGTTAAGCAATGGACTGCGGATCGAGCGTACCGGCGCCAATAGTACTCTTAAAGTAATTGATCCCAAGGGTAACAAGGCCGGACAAACCCTTTTGGATGAATTTATCAATTACTTGGCCTTGGATCTGCCAAAGTTTATGGCAGCCACCAATAAAGAAAAGGCTTTGATCCTGCTGCAGATCCTGGGGATCGGTGATAAATTACATCAGCTGGAACAGCAGGAGAGCCAGCTGTATAATCAGCGCCATGCCATAGGACAAATTGCCGATCAGAAAAAGAAATTTGCCGCTGAAATGCCGGATTATCCTGATGTTCCAGAATTTCTTGTTTCTGCTATGGAATTGATTCAACAACAGCAAGAAATTTTAGCGATAAATGGGGAGAACCAACACAAGCGGGATAATCTATCCAGTTTGCAGGCCAAGGCAAGGAAGATACAACAGGACATAAACCAGCTGCTTGAGCAACAAAAAGCTATATTAGTCGATCTGGAAATAGCTCAAAAATCAGCACTGGATTTGCAAGATCAAAGCACTACGGAATTGGAGCAAAACATCAATCAAATAGAGGATATTAATGTCAAAGTGAGGGCCAATCTGGATAAGGCTAAAGCAGAGGATGATGCCCATGAGTACAAGGGCCAATATGATACTTTGACAACCCAAATAGAAGATGTCCGGAAAGCAAGGCTAGGGTTACTGCAAGGAGCTAAATTGCCATTGCCGGGGCTTTCCATAGAGGATAGCGAGCTGGTCTATAACGGCCATAAATGGGATTGCATGAGCAGTTCTGAACAATTGAAGGTAGCAGTTGCTATAGTACGCCAAACCAAACCGGAATGCGGGTTTGTCCTATTGGATAAGTTGGAACAAATGGATCTGGACACCTTGCGGGAATTTGGAAGCTGGCTTGAATCTGAGGGATTGCAGGCTATTGCCACCCGGGTTTCTACGGGCGAAGAATGTCACCTGATAATTGAAGATGGTTATGCAGTGAATCAAGCGGTAGCAATACCGCCAAAATTTAAGGAAGGGGAGTTTTAAATGCAGATAACTACAGGTTGTATTGAAACGGCTCAAAAAGTTGTAGTGTATGGACCAGAAGGTATTGGCAAAAGCACTCTGGCCAGTCAGTTTCCTAAGCCTCTATTCATTGACACAGAAGGAAGCAGCAAGCGGCTTAATGTATCCCGTACTCATTATCCGTCCAGCTGGTCTATGTTGATTAGTTTAGTTGAGGAGTTTAAGCGTGATGCTATGGGATTTCAAACCCTTGTCCTTGATACTGCTGATTGGGCGGAAATGCTGGCTATAAATCATGTCCTCAACACCATTTTGGTCAATGGTGTGGGAATGGCAGGGATAGAAGACTATGGGTATGGCAAGGGTTATGTTTATGTTGCAGAGGCATTCGGACGCCTACTCAATCTGTTGACTGACGTAGTTAGAAAGGGAATAAATGTAGTAGTTACAGCGCATGCTCAAATGAGGAAATTTGAGCAACCGCATGAAATGGGCGCCTATGATCGCTGGGAACTTAAGTGTAGCAGGAGAGTCGCAGCCCTGCTCAAAGAATGGGCTGATATGGTGCTGTTTGCAAACTTTGAAACCTTTGTAATAAATGTTGACAATCAAGGCGCTCAAAAAGGCAAAAATAAAGCTACTGGCAGCAAACGGGTAATATATACTGTGCATCATGCTTGTTGGGATGCTAAAAACCGACATGACCTTCCGGATAAAATTGATTTGGAGTATAGCAAAATTGCCCACTTGATTCCCGCAACAATTAATGCTTCACCCTCAGTGGTCCCTCCGGCGCCAGCAGTCAAAGAAGTAAAAAAAGAAGTTCCGGCGCCAGTAACCGTTCCGGAAGAAGCTCCGGATGTACCTTTGGATTCGCCTTTGAATCCGGAGGATGTTTTGCCGGATGCCTTGCTTGATCTAATGAAACCGCAAAAAGTAACAGTGGATGAGATTAAACAGGCTGTTTCATTCAAGGGCTATTATCCTCTGGAAACTCCTATCAGCAGGTATGATCCGGCATTTGTCAGTGGCGTCTTGATCGGCGCCTGGCCCCAGGTTGAAAAAATAATTATTGAAAGGCGGGGGAGTGCATGTCAGCAAATAGCAATATAGATAGGGAATTAGGCTGGGATGAAGAGATCCAGAAAGACTCCAGTAGCCTTACTTTGTTACCTGAAGGCGATTATGATTTTACAGTGATAGGAATGGAGCGCGCCAGGCATCAAGGAAGTGATAAACTTCCACCTTGCAATAAGGCGGTTTTGACACTTGCTATCACTTCTCCTACAGGAGAATCCGCCCAGCTCACCCACAACCTATTCTTGCATACCAAAACCGAGGGCCTTCTTTGTGAATTTTTCAAAGGAATAGGCCAGCGTAAACATGGCGAATCCTTCAAAATGAACTGGGGGAAGGTTGTGGGCTCCAGGGGTCGTTGTAAGGTTATCCAAAAAACTTACAAGGATAAAGGTGAGGAAAGAGTAGTCAATAATGTTAGAAAAATATATGAGCCGGAAGGAACAGGACCACCCTGGCCCGCTAATCCTTCCCCTTCTAATGCCGGCTTTACTCCGGGTGCGTTCTAATGGCTATGGAGCTACGCTCTTATCAGAATGAAGCCAAGGTGGCCATTCAAAATGAATGGAACAAAGGTAACAATAAAACCCTTATGGTGCTGCCTACCGGCACCGGAAAAACTATTGTGTTTTGTGCTATCTCTAAGGATTGTGTAACTGCCGGGGAGCGGGTACTGATTTTGGCTCATCGGGGAGAATTATTGGATCAAGCAGCGGACAAGATGGCTAAGGCAACCGGGCTAAAGTGTGCTTTGGAAAAAGCTGAAGCTTCTTGTCTTGGCAGCTGGTTCAGGATAACAGTGGGCAGTGTGCAGAGCCTGATGCGTCCCTCCCGGTTAAGTCAATTTCCGGCAAACTACTTTAGTACTATTATTGTAGATGAAGCCCATCATGCAATCAGTGATAGCTACCAAAGGGTTTTAAGCCATTTTAACGAGGCGAAAGTTTTAGGGGTCACTGCCACCCCCGACCGGGGTGACATGCGCAACCTGGGCCAGTATTTTGACAGTCTGGCTTATGAGTATACCCTTCCCAAGGCGATAAAAGAAGGCTTTTTATCCCCAATCAAAGCCCAGACTATCCCGCTGCGGCTTGACCTGACGGGAGTGGGGATCCAAGCCGGTGACTTTAAAACCTCAGACCTGGGGGATGCCTTAAGTCCTTATTTGGGTCAGATCGCCGAGGAAATGCGCAATTATTGCGCCGGCCGTAAAACAGTTATATTTCTGCCGCTGATCAAAACCAGCCAGAAAATGGCCGAATTATTACGGCAAAAAGGATTTCGCGCTGCCGAGATCAATGGGACAAGCCGAAATCGGGCGCAAATTCTTCAGGATTTTGATTCCGGGATATATGATGTACTGTGTAATTCCATGTTGCTTACCGAGGGCTGGGATTGCCCGTCTGTGGATTGTATTATCGTTTTGCGGCCTACCAAGATCCGGAGCCTTTACTGCCAAATGGTAGGCGGGGGAACCCGCTTGCATCCCAGCAAAGAAAATCTTCTCATATTAGATTTTCTCTGGCATACGGAACGTCATGAGCTTTGCCGCCCGGCGCATCTGATCAGCCAAAGCCAGGAAGTGGCCGAAGCTATGACTAAAAACATCGAAGAAGCCGGTTGCCCTGTTGATATTGAGCAAGCCGAGCAAAAGGCCTCGGAAGATGTAATTGCCGCCCGGGAAAAAGCCTTGGCAAAAAGATTAGCCGAAATGCGTAACCGTAAGAAAAAACTGGTCGACCCCCTGCAATACGAAATGTCTATCCAAGCAGAAGATCTAGCAAACTATATTCCGTCTTTTGGCTGGGAACTGGGACCGCCATCCTCCAGCCAAATAGCTGCCCTGGAAAAAGCCGGCATTCTGCCGGATGAAATCGAATGTGCCGGAAAAGCCAGCAAGATCCTGGATAGGATTGCCAAGCGCCGGATGGAGGGTCTTGCGACCCCTAAACAAATCAGGCAGCTGGAAAACAGAGGATTTCTTAACGTTGGAACCTGGTCTTTTGATGTTGCAAATAAAATGATCAGCCGGATCGCAGCCAATAGTTGGAAAGTACCGTTATCGGTGGATCCCCCTACCTATATTCCGGAAATGAGGGCAAATGATGAAGCAGAAAGTGGATTTATTGGACATATTGAGTTACATTGATCCTTCCCTGTTGGATTACCAGGACTGGGTAAATGTGGGCATGATTCTTAAGGATGCCGGCTACGGGCTGCAGATTTGGGATGATTGGAGCAGCAAAGACAAAGGCCGCTACCATATCGGAGAATGTGCAAAAAAATGGAATACTTTTCATGGATCCAAAACCCCCGTTGGTGCCGGCACCATTATCCAATTAGCCAAAGATCAAGGCTGGGAACCGCCCCGTCCGGAGCGTGAGTATCAGGAACTGGAATGGGATGGTTTTATTGGCGGCAATAAAAGCGATTTGCAAATTATCGACCGCAACTGGATCGAAGGGCAAGACATCCATGAGCCGGCAAACTGGCAACCCCATCTGGAATTGATCCGCTATCTTTCTACCCTATTTGAAGGAACAGATAATGTAGGCTATGTTACCGAAAGCTGGAAAAAGGACGATAAATTCTTACCGACAAAGGGATCATGCGACCGCACGGCCGGCCAATTGATTGAAGCACTGCAAAACTGCAATGGTGATATCGGATCTGTTGTCGGAGATTACAAGCCGGAAGTAGGGGCCTGGATCCGGTTTAATCCACTGGATGGCAGAGGCGTCAAGAATGATAATGTTACTGAATTCCGTTATGCTTTAGTTGAGTCCGACACTTTGGATATAGATCAGCAAAATGCTATCATCCGAGGATTAGAGTTACCGGTAGCTTGTTTAGTACATAGCGGTAAAAAAAGCCTTCATGCCATTGTGCGGATAGAGGCTGATACCTATGATGACTATCGCAAACGAGTGGATTATTTATACGATGTGTGCCGCAAAAATGGCCTGCAAATTGATACCCAAAACCGCAATCCTTCGCGGTTATCCCGGATGCCGGGCGTAATGCGCAATGGGCGCAAGCAGTTTATTGTGGATACTAATATCGGCAAGGCCAGTTGGGCTGAATGGCATGATTGGATAATCAGCACCAATGATGATCTCCCTGAGCCGGAAGGATTGGCTGAAGTTTGGGATAGTATGCCGGACTTATCGCCGCCATTAATACATAATGTACTGCGACAAGGTCATAAAATGCTGCTTGCCGGGCCAAGTAAAGCCGGCAAATCTTATGCCTTGATAGAGCTGTGTTGCGCTGTGGCAGAGGGTAAAAAATGGTTTAATTGGGATTGTGCCCAGGGGCGGGTAATGTATGTGAACCTGGAGCTTGACCGGGCCAGTTGTTTACACCGCTTCCGGGATGTCTATGCTGCTTTGGGTTGGGAATCCACCAATATCAGCAATATTGATATCTGGAATTTGAGGGGCAATTCAGTGCCAATGGATAAGTTGGCTCCGAAGCTGATCCGCCGGGCACTGAAGAAAAATTATATTGCTATTGTGATCGATCCTATCTACAAAGTAATAACCGGGGATGAAAACAGCGCCGATCAAATGGCCCATTTTTGCAATCAGTTTGACAAGGTCTGCCATGAATTAGGGGCGGCAGTTATTTACTGTCACCATCATAGTAAAGGCAGTCAAGGTAATAAGCGGAGTATGGACCGGGCGTCCGGATCCGGAGTATTTTCCCGGGATCCGGATGCTTTACTTGATCTAATAGAGCTCGAACTTTCCGAAGATTTACTAAAGCAGGAAGAAAACAAGGCAGTCTGTAAGGTATGCGCTCAGTGGCTGGACAAGAACTTCTCAGGTGATTGGCGAGAAGAAGTAGGCCAAGATGATCAGCTA